ACTTTTCATTGCGTGGTAATTCACCGCCGTACAATGGATCAAACTGATATGTGCCTACACCACTATACTCTGTTTTAACATTCATGTACCTAGTTTGTAGTGTGCTTTCTTTACCGTCTTTAAACAAGAAGCGGAATACAAAATCATAATTCTGCTGTGCCGCACTTGGTGTACTTGGATGACTAGGTGTACCTACACTACCAGCCGCTATTGCAAACGTTGCACTTGCTCCTGGAATGTATGTTCCTGTAAATGCTGTTTCGTAGCGTGTCCATGTGCTTGCCGCACTTGACTTGATATAGTATGCAACACCTGTAACATCAAAGTTAGCAGGAGCATTTAGTATCTCTTGTTTAACTGTAAATGTTATTTCTTTAGGATTCTTAGGTGCGCCACCTGTGAGTACTGTTGCACCAACAATTGAATTAAATGGTGTGGCAAGTAACGTTGTTGGTGATCCAGGATCTGTTGGCCAACCTGTGTTTGCTTGTTCAACATAGTCCTGTGGATCTTCACTTGTGCGTCTTGTGTCAAGGTTAATTTTGTTAACTCTTGAACTTAGTTCGCCACCTGAGTATTTTACACGACTAATAAGTGTGTAACTGCTAGATGGTAACAATGGTCCTACACGGAATGTAAAGGATTGTTCTGAACCTGGTTTAGTTGTAACAATCATCTGTTGATATACTGTTTCGCTTGATACGTTGCGTTTGTAGTATATGCTCAACTCTTTGTAAGCAGGATTGCCAGGCTGTATGCCTGTAATTGTTGCGTATACCAATTGACCTTCAGTTGTATACTCTACCTTTGTAAACTCAACAAATTCATCAGTTGTGTAAACTACTGCTGGTGGCTCTGGTGGATCTGCTGGTGGATCAGGATCTTCTGCTGGTGGATCAGTAATTGGTGGAGTAATGCTTGGATCATCTGGATCTTCAACAATTGGTGGATCAGTAATTGGTGGATCAGGAGTTATAACAGTATTGTTTACAGTTAAGCAATTATTTGCTCTTGTACTTAAACTGCCATTTGCTGATGGGTTTGTAAATTTAATATCGTAAGGTTGGTTAGCACTAGTCATGCCAGCGATTGTTTGCACTACATAACTGTTGTCGCTTATTCTTGTTGTTGCGCCTGGAGTATATTCTGTGCCGTCATCACCAATGAATACTGCTGTTAATCCTGCGTAGAATCTTTGTCCAAACACTGAGATATCATGTGTACCAGCGTTTGCTACTGTTCCAGGTGTTGTTGAATAAATCTGTGGTGGACGGTGTGTAATAGGAACAGGACCAACGTTTGGAGGAACAAGTCCAATTGGGTATCCACCAATTATCTCTGGGTAAAATATCTCTCCACCCTTTGGTATGTATGGCGGAAGTACAACATCTTCTTCACCAACTCTTGTATGTGGATATAAACTATCATCATTTCTAACACATCCTAAATCAACTGTCATATCATTGTTGATCTTCATTGTAATAACACGGAATGGTGTTGTGCTAAAATTCAACATTGTGCTTTGAACACGAATGTTGTCACCAACTTCTAATTCAAGTGCTTGACTTGATGCTGTGAAACTTACACTTTCTTGGAAGCGTGATTTATTAAACAATAACCTTGCCATGTCTTTGGCAATAGCGTAGTTTGTAATTGTTGGGAATGTCGCTGTTAGTTTGTTTACCCGCCCACCGTCTTTGTCAATGTATGTTTGTCTTTCAGCAAGTGTTTCAGGATAGATAATTGCTTCTACTGAATATGCTTTGTCTGGATTAACATAGTTAACTTCAACAACATTGTATTTTGAACTTCTTTCAATTGCTTGGTATGTAACAGCACCTTGAATATTGTCTGAGTTAAATGTTTGCACAATAGTTGCAACACCACTTGTAATGTCTGTGGCGTTACCTGCGTCTTCAACTTTTAATTTGTACTTGCCTTGACTGAATGGCAAATAACTTCTGCAACCCATAAGCAATGTTTTGACATTGGCAAACAAACTTTGACCTGTGTCTAATACAAAGTTGTTTGTTATAATAGGGCCTGTTGCGTCACCAGTTGTGTATGTAACAACCGTATTATATTTGTTTTTTGCAATTAAGAAACTGTTCCAATCAATGTCTGAGTTTTTAAGACCTTTACCATAACGTGGATTACGTAAGAAATCTACTAATATTTCTGCTGGGTTTGTTGAGTAGTTTTCTGTTTCACTGTCGTATGCTGTTGAGCCACTTGAACTTGTAATTGTTGCTACTTTGCGTCCTAGTAGTGTTGTTTTGATAGCAGGAATGTTTCCATTAAATGGATTAGCATCACTGTCTTCTTGTGTTTCAATGTGTTTCCATTCATAGCGTACAAACAAAGTTGCACAACCATTATAGACCATTGAGTCTTTCCAACTTGGTGCATCGTTACAAGGGTTCCAAGTGCCACCTACTGTGCTTGAACTTGGTGTTGCAAAGTGCTTACCATGTGAGAAACGCATTACAATTCTACCACTGAATTTGCCTTCGTCAATTGTAACTGTTTGTCCGTTGTTTAGTAAAGGTATGTACTTGGTTGCCAATTGGTTGTCATCAATAAACAATTCAAACAAGCCTTCAACTGGACCTTCTGACAATGCGTATGCTACCCAAAGATATTTGTTTTCGTCTGCGCCTGTTTCTGCAAATGTAATTGTTCCACCAACACGTCTTAGGCCATATACCACAGGTATATTAACAGTACTACCAGTTCGTGTAACAAGTATACCTTGCTGACGATCTGCTTCACCTGCCGCATCTGGAGCACCTGGCATTCCGCCAAACAAGCCCATAAAAGGCTGTGTAATAAAACTGACTACACTAGAAACAACATTAACAACCGCCTTAACAACACCTACAACGGCTTTGACAATTCCCTTAACAATTCCTGTAATCGCTTTTACTACACCACTCATAATTTAATATCCTTGTACATCCACAGGGCTTCTGAGAAGCCTATGCTTTCATATAATTTACGACTGCGTTCAACATCTATGCCAATGTCTCCTGCTGTAATTTTCTGTACATCAAATATTGCACCCCACTCTTCAACTTGATTAATAAGTTGTTTGAATGATTGCATATTGCGATGTTCCTTTAATACAAATATTAGATCAATGTGTGCGTAAACAATGTTTTCATTCCATTGTGGAGTTGTCATTGTGCCACTTACAAATCCTACTGGTCTTGTGCCTTCGTATGCGTTAAACCAAAAGAAACTATCTTGTATTGTTCTGCCTCTAACCAAATTGATTACTGAGTTTGTATCAAACTGTTCTTCAATTTCAGGCATAAGTTCTGACGCTTCACTTGCGTAGTACTTGCAAAGATTAACTGTAACATCAATCTCTTCTGGTCTCATTTTTCTTACTATCATTCTGTTCTGCCCCACAGGAATTCTTGGTTACCAACAAAGCCTGCTTTCTCAAATGCTGTGTCATATTGTACACCTTGGAACAACCAATTGCTCCAGTCATTTGTTCTGCGTCCTGCTTGTCGTTCAAAGTCTGCAAAGTGACTACTTGCTTCAACTGATATTCCACAGGAAGTGGCCGTCTCTTGTATACTTACATTATACACTTCACCATCAAACATATTAATGGCGGCAATTTGCCCTGCACTATCCTCTGTGCCCACAATCTGTAATGTATTAATGTCTAAGAATACTTTGTAAACAACAACCCTTTTTCCTTCAGGTTCTTTGCCTACAAACTTATCAATATATCCGCTTGGTAAGCCTGACAAGTTAATTGAAAACTTGCCTACCTTAACATCAAAGTCTTCGTTGATTGCACTATGTCCTAAAAACTCACCTTGTGCTGTGTAAGTGTTTGAGCCTGCGTTGGGTGCTGTGTCACTGTCAAAGTCTATGTTGATACCACCACTTGCTAGGTACAACGGAGCATCATTGTTTGAAGAATCCTTTAGATGTATTTCAATAAGGTCAACCGCAATGGTATGATCTCTATAATATTCATCTCTTAAATAATTTTCAGATGCAAAACTTTTCATTTACCAAGTCTCTCTCATGTCTACTGATATGTTGGTTAAGCCACCAATGCCTACATCAAACTTTTGTACACTATTCACAAGATGTGCTGTAAATGGTACTGCTGTTATTGTTAGGTTTGTGTCGTTGCCTACTGATGATACTAAACTACCTGCGAAGTAAAGTGTAGCAATGCCACTGCCGTTACTTGTGCAAGTTGCCACTGCTTGATATACTTTTGAATGGCTTGCAAATTTGAAAAAGTCACCTGCAAATAATACTTCTTTGTTTGCTCCACAGTTGTCTAGTGCGACACTTTTTGCACCAGCCGTATAACTTGCTGTTGTTGCAGGTACGGTGCTTGGTGGATTGTTTGATTTGCTGTAACTAACTTCTGGTAACACAATTTCAAAACTTAATAGACTGCCAAATGTTTGTGCTAGGAAGCCTTCAACAACTCCTGCATCTCTATCTGTAACTGTTGGGTACTTTACTTGCCAACTGTAAAAAGTATGTCCTTGACCTACCCTGCGTGTTTTACCTGAAAATGTTTCAGTTGCCAGTGTTGGCGTGTTTGATGATATTGTCACCGCATTAAATACTGGTGATGTTGGATATTGACTTGCTATATCAGCCATTAGTACCTACTCCTTTGTCCGCTTTCTAACATAGCGTCTGAGATAACTTGTTGGATAACGCCTCTTCTGCTAACCAATAGTTCATCAAAACCTTGTGTGTCTACGGCTTGTATATTAAAGTTGATGTTTACGTTTTGTCCACCCAGGCTATCCATTCTATCAATTCTACCTGATGCATTAGGTGTAAATATTTCTGGTCCTGTTTCACCAACTAAGAAACTCTTGCCTTCTTGTACAGGTCCACCTAGTTGTCTACCAGTGTACTGTTGACTTCTAATAGCCGCTACTTGGGCAAAGCCTGCCGCACCAACTGCCGCCGCCGCAATAAAGTTAAACGGTACTGGTAACGTTGATAACGCTTTTGTTATACCCATTGCTGTGTTCATAATAGCGTTGGCAATGTTAAATGCCTTCGCCGCATTAAATGCATCTTTGTTGTGTTTGCCAAGTTGCTCAAACAAAGTGCCCATGCTACCAATACCTGCTTGAACAGCCTTTATGCCGCCTTGTGTAAATTGTTCTGAATTTGCATGGAAGTCACTTAACAAGCCAGTTATTTCACTGTTGTTAATACCTGACATTTTAAGGTCTTCGTCATACTTTTGTTGTTTTAATTCTGTAATTCTTTGAGCATGGTTACGTTCTAAGGCTTCTTTATCTCTTAGTTGTTTATTAACACTGGATTTTTCTGATCTATGATACGCTTCTAAGTTCTTTAAGTCTGCTTTTCTTTGTTCTTCTAATACTGCTAGAGGATTTAAGTCTTCGTATAATTTCTTACCATCTGAGATGCTTTGCTCTAGTAATGCTTTCTGCTCTTCTCTAAGAATAATGTTATCTTTGATTGCCGCATTTTCATTTAACTGTGATCTGAATGCTTGTAAGTGTGCTTGAACTTCACCTTCAAGTGCTTTTTTGTTTGCTTTTCTAAATCTAACTTCTTCTTTCTTAAGAGCAATGCCTGCTTCAATAGCCGCATCTGACTTGCCTTGTAAACTTAGTTTTATTCTTAGAAGATCAGCCTCTTGGGTAAGTGCATCTAGTGATGCGGCACTTGCACTTTTAACTGCTAGTCTAACTGCATCATATGCCGCCGCTAAACGTTCATTTTCCATTTTTAATTTATGAGCCGCAATTCCTGCCTCATCCATTCCCTTAGTGGTGTCGTCAGTTGCCGCCCTTGCCGCCGCCGCTTTACGTTTATACTCGTCCCAAGCATTGCCTGTGAGTCCAACACTATCACCTAATATTTTAGTACCAGTGGCCATTAAATCAGCATTGCCAACCCATTCTACTCCGTCAGCAATAAAGCCTGAAGTCATTGTACTAATGCTCTTTGTAACTTCGTTAACTTTGTCCATTGATGTATCAGCAAAGCCGTTAATTGACTTGGCCATGCTTGTGCCAAACACCCAGTCCCATGCATATGCTAATCCGTACGCCGCCGCTCCTACTGCACCAACAACTAGGATGATTTTACCAAATG